AACTTGTTCAGTGAACACGAACATGCAATGGTTGCCATCGGTGGCAATCCTGACCGCATCAATGCTCTGTCAGATGGTCACGCTACTAGCATCAAGCATAACATGCGATTGGTCTCCAGTGGCAAGAACCAAATGGAACGCATCGGACGTGGCATCAGAAAATCTAATGCAACTTGGAACGGCACTGATGGACTTCCGGAGCAGTTCACCGCTCCTGACAGCATCAAGAAGCTCGGACTACATGCTCCCCGAGGACATTGGGTTGCTTTGAACCTTGGTAACTTGTTCGGAGCCAAGAAGACCGTAGAGTTCAGAATCTTTCGTGGCTCGACCCATCCCATCAAAGTAATCGGGATGATAATGGTTGCTCTCGGGCTTTGCAGTCGAGCAGCACAGACCACAATCTGCAGGAAGTTCAATAGCAACACCGAGCTTCCTGATGGCAAGACTTGGACGGACGCAGTTGACAGTTTGCACTCGGTTCTAAACTGGGCTTATATCAAAGACAGTTGGGCGAAGGGTGCAGTCCGATATGGCGATGCCACTGGTACAGAGTTCTGGAACGACTTCGGTAAGCGCATTCTGAAGAACCAAAGATGGAACGCCAAACGGTTCGTTCAATTAGCAAACCGAGGACGCAGTCCACATCACTCAGCAGCAAGAGCAAATCGACTTTCAATTTGATTGTCAGTAGAGCCAGAGCGCAGGTCATTGACCTGCGCTCCACTCTGGGGACAAGCTCCAGACATAACAAATGGGAGATACACATGACAATTGCAAATCAAGAATGGGAAGCACCTGACAAAGAAACGAGTTTCGCATATGAAAAAAAATACTGGGATGTAGCTGAGAAAATGCTCGAATCCATTGACAACGCTAGGGGCAATGAAATCAATGCAGAGTATTACAGGAACATCAGTCCAGCAGAATTGCAGTATATGCTCCGCAAAGCATGTGAAGACGGCGGTGTGCACATATGCGGAGAAGGGAGCTAACCATAGTCGAAACCACCTCGAGCAATCGAGGTGTTCCGATGGAACTGACCTACCATCGCTGAAGAGACTGGTCATACATAATAACTACTTGGGAGATACATCATGCAAGAATACATGGTTACAAGAAAAACAATAATTCATTTCGCTGCAGTCGTCAAAGCAAACTCAGCAGCAGAAGCCAAGCGATACGCTGACGAGCATATTGATGAGGAAAGTTCAGAGCAAGGAATAAGCGACACCAAGTGGAAAGCGCAACCAGTGATAAGAGAGTTCAGCGAGGCTGAGATGGACATTCGCAGACAAGTGGGACTGAGTGCGGATGGACGAGAGAGCCTCCCATACGATGCCGATTACCTACGTAGACAGCAACATGACTCTACTGCAGAATGGTATCAAGAAGAGGAGCGGAAGGGTAGAAGTAACGGCTATTACAGCCGAAATTCTTAATAGACTCAGTGCAGGATTAAGTGTCCTGCACTGGAATGTATCAAGAATATAATAACTACTTGGGAGAGTACATCATGGATAAGAAGAAAATACAGTTGGAAAGTTTGATGCTTTTGTTTGCAAAGATAGACAATGCAGCGAACACAGTGCGTAGTGATGATTTCATATTCGATGGCAGAAAATTGAGTCATAATAGCTTGATGGTATGGCAGGACACTATCATCTCGAACATCTGGAAGATGCACGAATGTTCTTGCCGTGGCGATGCTTTTGAATTGCCAGAGCGACCCATGAGAGGAATTGTCATGGACGAATTGATTGTCAAATTGCGTGAGGACGGAGAGTGTCCATTTGGCGATAGCGATGCACTAGCTGATGCCAATGCAATAGAAGCATGGAGAGCAGCAGAAGCTCTCAGTCGAGTTGGATAACAAGCCGAAATTCTTAATAGACTCAGTACAGGATTAAGTATCCTGTACTGGAATGTATCAAGAATATAACAAATTACTTGGGAGAGTACACAATTATGACTATAGTATTGGTATCAGAAGGTAGCTGGACTCAGGCAGTATGCAATCACATTGAGCGACTTGGTGGCGAGGCTGTCGTAGTAAGCCATGAAGATAAGAATGAGATTGAGGACTTGCTCGGTGAAGCCACTCACGTTGTATTGTGTGGCGGAGCAGATATTCACCCAGCATTATACGGTGAGGAAGTTACTCACACTGGCAATGCTGATGTCGAACGTGATGCGTTCGAGAACATGCTCTGCACCTTCGCAATGGAACAGGGTCATGTCATCCTCGGTATCTGCCGAGGTTGCCAGATGTTAGCGGTTTCCGCTGGCGGTACACTCTGGCAGGACATCGAGTTCGATGGCATCGCAGGGAAATGCCACCGAGGGATTGAACATGCTGTCGAAGTAATGCCAGATACTCGGTTCGCCTTGATTGCTCGGCATGACGAAATCAGTGTCAATTCATTCCATCATCAGGCGGTTGCTGATATGCCTGACGACTGGAACATCATTGCCAAGTGCGGTGATGTCACCGAAGGAATTGAACATGGGACAATGCCATGGATAGGTATCCAGTGTCATCCTGAAGTCCTCAACAGAGGTTGGGCGAACAGGCTCTGGGTCTCCTTCATGCTGTCGAAACCCAAACGACAATTCGCCTACCGTTTGCGTTACAACGGACGGATGATGGACAAGGTATCCGGTTCCATCGCTGAGGTTCGCAAAGCAAATCCGAGGGCTAGGGTTCGCAAGACGAAACGGTTCTGGACCACACCAGTGCCAGCGGTTCAGCCCTCACTATTTCCAAGTAATGCACAGGTCAACCGACTTGTCACCGCCACATCTAATGACAACTCTCGGGAGATTGCAATGGCATGTATCGAGGCAGCTAGAGTGCAGTTGGGGCAACCGGCTCCTAACGGAGCAGTCCTCGACACGGCATTCGATGAGTTGGATTTCATTGCTGGGCGGTTCAATCAGAGGAAACTCCGCAAGGTGCGGAGCGTCATCATGAGCGACCTGTTCAACGATGGAATGCCGGCAGTGATTGAATAGATTGTCAGTGGAGCAAGAGCAGAGGTCATCGACCTCTGCTCCTCTCTGGGGACAATCCTCAGAACTAATAAACGGGAGAGTATTATGGGATGGCAGAGAATGCAGCGAGTGCATAACCCGTTTGAGGTTATGAGTAAAGCCAAGCGCAAAGCCGAAGTCAGGCGATTTTATAGTGTCCTGAAGGATGCTCACAAATCAGGTGCGTTTGAGAATAAACCTACCATGCAGGATGCCAAGGAACAGCTTAACAAACTGAAGTCCGAGGCATGGTGGGCGAATGACCTGTATCAAGCCTGTACGGAGATACAGGAGAACGGTTGGGTACATATTTCACTGAAGCGCAATGACCGCAGTACCTATATATCATGGCAGCATAAACAGTGGATTAAGAATGACATAGTTGGCAAGGACAAGAATGCGATAGAGATGTTTCCTGCAGAAGATAGAGTTATCAATACAGCTAATCAATATCATCTATGGGTACACAAAGAACTAGCGCATATTGGCTTCCCGACTGGATATGTAACGGACAAGCCATATGGGAAAGCACAACAAACTCTAGAGACCAGAGATAATGTGCCAAATCCCCCTAATCAGGGAAAATCCTGAAAAAACGGCGCACACAGAAGCGTCAGGTGCAACGTAATGAGGGTAACGCATAGTTTACTACCCATGAAACGAGGCGAAGCAATGTATGAGCAACTGATAGCGTATAGGAGCAATATAACGGAGGTAATTGATATGAGAGATTGGAGCGTCTGGTTGTATCTTTGTGACCGAGCGTTTGGCGGTCAGGAGGAAGGTGGATGGCACTTTGATTGTGGGGAACCTGTAGCGCATCCCTGCAATCGGAAAGGTCTGTCTGAAGGACAGGCAGAGCGGTACCGAGATGCCCTTGATGGAGTTGTCAAGGAACTGAATGAAGGCAGACCAGATATTGTATCTGTTGTGAGTGAAGGGCAGTATCAGTTTCGGATAGTGCCTGATGGTCAGGCGGTACCGTTTCCAGAGGAGCGACCATATTATGAGTGAATCACGACCTCTGGATTTACGGGAGCAGTACCTTATCAGTCGTGCCTTGTGTTCACTGGAACGTGAACTGGACAAGGTGAAAGGTGGGCGCAGAGAGGAGTCTGACTTGACTGATGTCAGGCTTCTCATTGAGACAGCCTTCCCACTGTGGAAGTCAATCGAGGAGGCGAATAAAGAATGGACGCAAAAAGATTTATCCTAGCAGGAAATGCGAGGTTCACTGTCAAGAATGCACTGACAGGAAACAGATTCACTTTCCACGTTCGGAGACCTGACGAGACGAAACCACATTTCGTCAGACTTCTGACTGGAAGTGACAACTCTCGGGACTATACGTTCCTCGGAACGATATTCGATGAACGTACTTATCGCTATGGTAGCCGGTCATCAATCGGTGAGGATGCCATGAGCAATCGTGCCTTCTCATATGTCTGGGGATTACTCGCCAACAACGAGGACATCCCTGAAAGCGTGAAGATATACCATGAGGGCAGATGTGGTCGGTGTGGTCGGGTGTTGACAGTACCCGAGAGCATCATGTCTGGCTTTGGCGAACATTGCAGAGGTCTGGTGTAGAATGATATTGAGACTAATACAAACGGAGGGAGTATCATGACACGAATTGAAATGAATGCACTCGGAAAGCTGATGCTATTCGGGACATCTGGCAGGATTAGCGACATCATCGGGAAAGTAGGCTATCGGAAACTCTTGGACAGCTTAGAACAACCTGACCATCAACGTAATTCAGTGGCTAATAGCAACGCAGAGAACATCGAGCTGCTCCACAAGTACACAGGTTGGATGCTGGAATATATTGGAAGGAGAACCTGATGGGATATGCTCTGATGTGGTCAGCATGTGTGTCCTGTAACAAGATGATTTCTTATAATCCTCGATGGGTTCCAAGCGTTCGCATAAATGATGTAAGACAACCAATCTGCTTGGAATGCGTAGAGGATGCCAACCCGATACGCATCGAGAAGGGACTGTCCCCGATTGAGGTAAATCCTCAAGCATATCATCCCATTCCTGAAGAGGAACTCGGATGATATTCCTCTCCTGACTGTTCTGCCGTACTGGTGGGGCAGTCAGACACCCCCTAAGACGTACACAGAAGCGTCCTGAGCGGTCTTACAGGACAATCCATACCCTAATATACCCTAAACATTACAGAGGCAAAAAACATGAGTAAATCAGAGAAGTGGATTGTGTGGTTTGGCGTTCTGGCGATAGCGTATCTTGCGGTTCATGCTGTCGTCTGGGCGAATCGGTATTAAGTACTCTCCTGCCCCTCTTGACCATCATAGGTTGAGAGGGGCTTTTTTGTTTTAAGTCCAATGACAACTCTCGGGACATGGTACAATCACAAGATATGAATCCGTCACTAACAAGCAACTCTCGCAGAGCGAGAGCGACACTCAAAAAACAAGAAGCACTCAAGCTCCGAGCAGAGGGTCTGACATTCCGTGAAATTGCCGAGCGTGTCGGATATAGCAATCGGCGTTCTGCTGCTGAAGCTGTCCGCATAGCTCTCCAGCAAACACTCCGAGAGCCAGCCGATGAGGTACGTCAATTAGAACTGGCTAGACTGGATAAATTGATGGCAAGTCTATGGGGAGCAGCCATGCTCGGTCAATGGAAAGCGATTGACAGGGTACTGTCAATCATGGATAGACGTGCCAAGTACCTTGGACTTCATGCTCCCGTAGTCACCGAGATAAACTGGCGCGAGGAGGCAGCACGTTATGGAATCGACCCCAGCACAGACTTTGACAAGCTCGTTCAGCAATATGCCAATACCATGGCAGGAGAAAATGGTGGAGGCAGCATGGCAGGAAGCGCAGAGGCTTCGAGAGGGGAGCAAGATACCCCTTCCCCAACCCCGACCAGACCAGAGCAAAGTCCTGCAAAGTCCGAGCCGTTTCAAGGTTCTCTGTTGCGGTAGGCGATACGGTAAAAGTACACTTGCACTGATTCAATTAGTGCAGGAAGCGACCCGAGTTCGTAACGGGTTATATTGGTGGATATTCCCAACTCATACCATTGGTCATGTCGGCTGGGACATGCTTCGGAAATTGGTGGAGAAGTCGCTGCACAAAGATGATGTCAGCGAGTACCGCAGGAGAGTCCGGTTCCCGTCTGGCTCCGAGATATGGATTAAGTCCAGTGATAACGAGGACTCACTCCGAGGGGCTGGACTTACAGGAGTTGTTTTCGATGAGTGTCGTGATATTAGGTCGAGGGCGTGGCATGAAGTAGTCAGACCATCCCTGATGGACAATCCGAATAGTTGGGGCTGGTTCACATCATCGCCCCGTGGTCACGATTGGTTCTATCAGTTATGGGTGCGTGGTCAGGATGATGACGATGCAGAGTGGGAATCGTGGCAGTACCCGACAGCGGTCAATCCGCTGGTGAACAAGACCGAGTTAGCTGAGACCAGAGCCTCGATGCCAGAAGCATTGTACCGGCAGGAAATAGAGGCAACATTTGAGTCTATGGCTGGAGCGGTATTTCGTAATGTGCAGGACTGTGCTGTTGCCGAACCCCAAGACCGTGCCAAAGATGGCATGGACTATTTGCTGGCAGTTGATTGGGGCAAGATGGTAGATTTCACAGTCGTGACTTGCTGGTGCATAAATACCAAAGAAATGGTCTATATAGACCGATTCAACAAAGTTGATTGGGAAATTCAAATAGGGAGACTGAGAGGAATAGTGGAGAAGTTCAAGCCGATTACTATAGTTGCCGAACGGAACTCCATTGGCGACCCCATCATCGAGCGACTCCAGCGCATGGGCTGGAATGTTACGCCCTTCGTCACCACCCTCCAGAGCAAGACTTTAGTCATCGAAAAATTAGCCCTCGGGTTCGAGACTCGGACTTGCAAAATCCTCGATGACCCCATATTAATCGGGGAACTACAAACATTCACCGCGACCCCGTTGGCATCAGGAGGCATGAGATACGCTGCGCCAAAGGGAGGAAGCTATCACGATGATTGTGTAATTTCTAGCGCGATAGGCTGGGATGCAGTCCAGAACCAAGAGCCTCTTATCTGGTTCGAGACCTGATGTTCATGATAGCCTATTGCAATTCCTGCCATGCAAGGAGATAGGTCATGACTGAGAGAGGAAAACCTCGTATAGACTATGCAAGGCGTGTATTCCTTGCTCCCCCTGAATGTACAAAAGAGGAGTGGCTCCTGCTGGCTGGACTGGCATATGGACAGCGCAGTACGGTGACAGGAAGTGCAGATGATTGTGGCATAGGAAACCTGTCCAATAGAACGGTGATAGCGTACCAGCCAGAGCGATGGAAGAACAATCTGCGTGAGTGGTTTGCGGAACATTATCCAGAGGTCAAGTACGAAATACTCACTGCACTCAAGACGACTGACAAGGTTAAAGAAGTGCCTAATATACGAAAGGCTTCTGATGTCAGACGAACGCCCAACCATACCCTGTGTGGCTTGCATCTATCCTGTGATGGCAACTGGCATAATCGGATTGATGGGATGCCCGATTTCGACATCTGTAAGACAGCGAGAGTGGAAGCGGTGAAGTTCCTGAGCAATGACAATCCTGACAGCGTTGGCATCTTGAAAAAAGCACTCGGGGACGACCTGTTCGTAGCTGTCAGGTTGTTCGACAAGTTCGATGGACGGAAGGTGACACCGGAGCAGTTCTTGGAACGTGTAATGCCACAGATACAGGGCTTCTATGATGCTGGTGTTCGTTGGTATGAAGTGCATAATGAACCAAATCTACGAGTCGAAGGCTGGCAACATTCTTGGAAGGATGGACGTGAGTTCGGTGTCTGGATGACGAAGGTAGCTGATGTCATTCGTTCTAGGTTTCCCGATGTCAAGCTCGGGATGGCTGGACTATCTCCAAGCCATGGAATTGAGAACGTGCGCTATCCAGCCAGCATGTTCTATCGAGAGGCGAAAGACTCGATACTGGCTTCATGCGATTGGGTAGGAATACACTGTTATTGGCAGGGCAGCGGAGATGACATGATGTGGTCGGATAGTGGGGGTATGGGTTGGAAGGAAGTGAATACCTATGGCTTGCCATTCTGTCTGACCGAATATTCAAATTGTGATTCTAAGGTGGACAAGACAGTGAAAGGGGAACAATACGTTAAGTACTTACAACATCTTACAAGACCGATGGCTGCGTTCGCATTTTGCTCGACTGCCAGTTCGGGCTTTGAGTCGGAGACATTTGAGGGGAGTACTATCCCCTCCATTTTGGGGGCAAGACCATGAAAAGCACGTTCTTTCCAGAGATAAAATCCATCATCAATATTCCAGCATGGGCGCAGGAACGGGACGCTGATAGCAAGGTCAAGACATCTGCTGAAGCGTACACGTTGGTACCGCTCATCCACAGGTGCGTAAACATGAGAGCCTCTATGTTAAGTGGGATACCGATTCGGACTTATAAGAACAAGGAGAAAGCTCCGTGGTTCTTTGATGATATACCAGCGAGGGAGATGATATTCCGAACCGAGGCTGCACTGTTATTGACAGGGGCTGCATACTGGCTCAAGGCAACCAACGCAGCAGGAGTGACCACAGGGATACGATGGTTGAATAATGGGACGAGAAGTCCCGTGAGTTGTCATTCTATCAGACCATTGGCAGTAAGAAGTATGGTCCTTGGTCTAAAGAGCAGATGCTCTACTTCAGGGACTTCAACCCGTCTGATGATGTTGGTCGAGGCGTGTCCAGCGTAGAGGTTGCGATGCGAGATGCCCAACTGCTATATCATATGACAACATTTGCTTCAACGTACTTTGAAAGTGGAGCAATGCCGGCTACGATACTGTCAATTACCGGAGGAGCTACACCTACCGCTGATGATACCGAGCGCATCCAGAGCAGTTTCACGAAGGCAATCAGCGGAGTGAAAAACGCCTTCAGACTCATCGCCCTTCGAGGTGACGTAAAGCTGTCAACACTCACGCCACCGCTGGAGGAATTGACCATGAAGGACTTGCATGAACAGGCACGGAGGTCAATAGCCCTCTGTATGGGCATACCTGTGACATTACTTGAAGACGCCGCGAATTACAGTACGGCTGTCGTCCATCGAAAATCAGCTTATAGGGAGACGGTCATCCCTCGCGCCATGATGTTTGCTGAAACAATAAATTCACAATGTCTCACAGCGATGCAAGCAGAGCTAGTCTTCGATTGGGAGAGCATGGAGATATTCCAGCGAGAGGAAGCAGAGCGGAGCAAGGCATTGGTCGATTTGGTCAATGCAGGACTTGAATTGGAGACAGCAATGGCTATCCTCGGGTTCGATGTACCAGAGGGCTACCAGATAGCTCCGCAGGAGCCTGTGAGCGAACCGGAGATAACACCAGAGCCTATTACTATAGGAGGGAACGGAAACGCCCCTGAGATGGCAATCCCTGACATTCCTGACATGCAGAGCATGATGTTCCCGAGCAATGGCAAGATGACGGTGGACATGATGGATGACCTTAAGAAGTGGCAAAACAAAGCGGTCAAGCGCATCAAGATTGGTAAAGACCCAACTGTATTCTCCAGCGAGTTCCTACCATCTACTCTGGTAGCTGCCATCTCTGGTGCGTTGGACGAAGTGGAGCATCCTGATGATGCACGTTCGGTATTCAGTGACGCTTCGATGTGGGCATCACGGGCGCACATCGCTGAACATAAAGTACCTGTCGGAGATGATACGTATACCACGAAGGCAGAAGCAATCGCAAGAGCCAAGCAGATTGGATGCTCAGGAACGCATACTCTGACCTCAGACGGTGAGACACTCTACATGCCATGTAAGACCCATGAGGCATGGCAAGAGCAGACACAACAATACCTCTAAGTACCGAAAGTCGTCAGGGCTTGACGAAGAATTATACTCTCCAGTATAATCAGGCTGGAGGACATCTATGATAGTCAATGCCAATAGTGTTTCTATACCGCTACCAGATAACAGCGTGCAATGCGTTGTGACCTCGCCTCCATATTGGGGCTTGCGTAAATACGATGGAGCGCAGGATAACATCTGGGGCGGTGATGCCGATTGTCAGCACGATTGGAAACAACATCATGAACCACCCAGAGGAGGGAAGACCCATCCAGACCGACCTAGTATAGTAGGCAGCAATCAGCACATGAGTGGAACTGATTTGCGTGGAGTGGGAGTAGATAGCGATGTGTGTCAGCGTTGTGGTGCATGGCGTGGTGGGCTTGGTCTGGAGCCTGAGCCAGAGATGTTCATTGAGAACATGGTGCAGATATTCCGAGAGGTCAAACGAGTGCTGAGGGATGATGGCGTGGCGTGGGTAAATATAGGCGACTGCTACATAGACAAAAACTTGGGTATGTTACCCCACCGACTAGCACTAGCGTTGCAGGCTGACGGTTTCTGGGTGCGCAGCGATGTTATATGGAGCAAAAACAATCCGATGCCAGAGAGCCTCAGAGGTTGGAGATGGGAACAGTGTAAGGTAAAGGTGAAAGCAGAGGCAGAACGAACACAGGGCTACAATAACCAGAGACCAGATGGACAGAGTTCACCATATCGGGACCATAGCGGATATGAAATTATTGGAGCTGCTGAATGGCAAGATTGCACAGGTTGCGACAAGTGCAGGGACAATGATGGACTGGTCTTGAGGCGTGGTAGTTGGCGACCAACCAGCAGCCATGAGCATCTGTTCATGCTGGCTAAAAGTGACCAGTATTATAGTGATGGCGAGGCGGTGAGAGAGAGGCACAAAGAACCAGAGCGAGGGATGGCGAAACATGAAACACATAGCCCTCATGCCATACGGGCTGATGCTAAGGCGTGGGTTCCATCAACAAGACAATACAACCCTAATGGGCGCAACCTGCTCAATGTGTGGAATATACCTACTGCACCATACAAGGGCGCACACTATGCCACGTTCCCCCCAGAACTGGCACGTAGATGCGTACTGTCTAGCACGAGCCGTCACGCCTGTTCAGAGTGCGGTATGGCATGGAGCAGAGTGGTGGCTCTAAGGGGTGGGAAGACCACAGGGCGAAGGGTCGATGAGGGCATGACGGAGTTAGCACAAAGTCGGGGAGTTACAAACGAGTCGAGGGCTTGGAAGGGTGGGGATATTCCCACCGCTGGTCACTATACCCTCGACCATCGCCCATCCTGTCAGTGCGATGCAGACACTAGACCCTGTGTGGTCTTAGACCCATTTGCTGGAAGTGGAACAGTGGGGCAAGTGTGCAGGGAGTTGCCGTACAAACGTGACTTCGTAGGAGTGGATATATCATATGAATATTTACATGGGCAGGCGTTGCTAAGGTCTGAACGCATAACAACTGAAGCATCGATGCAGGAGTTGCCAATGTTCAAGGAGATGACAGATGATAGAGTTGATTGAAGGTGTAGAGGAGATGTCAGCCTGTTGTAGTGCAGGTGTAGCAGAGTACAATGCTATTGGTACGCCAAGAGGCGTGCCTGTGTTCAGTAGATGTTCGAGTTGCCATGAGATGGCAGCGGTTGTTTTTATAACCCCAGAGGGGAAGGAAGTGGAATACCATGACGCTTACAGAGATGCCGTATCATCAGAATAGCAGATGCCTGATTAAGATACTTGGATTGTGTTCCTGTATCGAGGAGTGCTTGGAGCAGAGTACAGATGCTATCAAGGTATCTTATAAGTCGTACCTGTCGCAGAAGCAGAAGGTAACAAATCTACAGCACTTGTGTGGAAACGAAATGGAGTATCAGGAGAACAATAAAGATAGACCCTTGCTGAAATAAGTACCCCCCCCTCTCAAAAAACACCCCCCCCTCCTGTTTTTACCGTTGTACTCATCAGGAGGGCGAGGAACTTACCCGCGCCCCCTCCAGAGAAGTTGTCTTGCCTTCTATTTCACCTCCCTTCAGTACCGTTTTTGCTCGATTATTGCCCCTCCCTTCGTTTTTTGACCCTCCCCCCCTTCATTTTTGCTCCCCCATACTCATTGGTACTACAGCAGACTCATTCACGCCTACCGAGCATGACACGTTGACACGTATGACACGTTATTCCTATTAACCCTCTCTATCTATACCCTTTTAATACTGTCCGGTTACTTCTATAGATAGAGAAGATTGTTTGTGAAACGTGTCAAACGTGTCACGGTGTCAGTACAGGCAAGGATAAGTCCTCTTCTCTCCCTCTCCCGTCCCTCCCCAGCCCTAAACGTGTCATAAAGTACCGTAACCTGTCATGGCAGAGAGAGGGTTCAGAGGGTAATATGCGTGGATTTACACCTAACAACTAGAATATGAGCAAGGATGGCAGGGGAAGATTCTAAAAAAGCGGCTAGGATATACTGCACTACCCCTCTTGAAACGAATTTCAAAAAAACGGTTTTCTGAAAATCGGTTTTCTGAGACATTGGCAAATCGTGGGCAAGTCTGGTGTAGAATGGTTCCGCCGAGTCACACACCATCCGAGAAGCTCCCTCCTTGCTTCTCCGGTGTTGGGGGCGTGGCTCGGCACTTGGTCATACATGCTATAATCTCACCAATGAGACTCACGGATGCTCGTAAGAAGGAGATTGCCTTTGCGCGTAAGTTAGGAGCGCAAGGTCAACGCCAACTCAATGCCATTGTCAAAGATGCTCGCGGTACTGGAAAGGTACTAACGAAGACTCTCAATGCTGGCAAGGCAGACCTGACCAACGTCATCAGCATAGAACTCCAAGCGACATACATTGGACACGCTGGCAATGTCCTTGCTGAACCGTCTATGAATATCTCGGCTGCGGATTGGGAACTGGTCAACGAGCGTGCTGCAACGTGGTCGAACAAGTACAGTGTCCAGCAGGTGAAGGGCATGGATACTCGCACTCAACGCAAGGTGCAGAATGTCCTCGGTGAACTACGCGATGCTGCCAAGGAAATTGGCGAACCTATCCCAGAGTTCTTTACACGCCAGACAACTCTCGGTACTGTTCGTTCTCAACTCCAGCCAGTGTTCGGAGCAGTCCGTTCCGAACTGATTGCCAGTACCGAATTGACCCGTGCTGCCTATCAGGGTGAACTAGCAGTTATCGAACGTGTCAGGGCGAACGGCTTTGCAATGCTGGGCAAGTGGGCAACATCCACAGACGAACGTACCTGTCCGATATGCGATGGTCTTAACAACAGTGTCCTCAGCAGCGAACGTCAAGAAAACATCGGGCTAGATGGGTCAGTCACATCCTCTGTACGGGGCGACCCCAGACACGGGACATGGAACCTGACAGGCATCTTCCGTGGCAAGCAACAGACACTGAAAATCGCAGGTCCACCAGCGCATCCTCGCTGTCGCTGCTGGGTCAATTACGAACTCCAGACCATACCACTCAGACCGAGTCCGCTTGCGCCTGCTCCAGTATCTGCTCCATTGGATACTGCTCTCACAGGAGCGCAATTACTTCCCAGAGGCACACAAGTTCGGGAAGGTTTCAAAGTGCCAACCAAGAGGTCATGGATGGGAGAATCTGTGCAGGATTCTCTTGATGCTATTGACGAAACTCATGGAGATGGCGACCTAAATGCTTTCAATCTTGGAGATTTGAAGGATAAGCCTATGCCAGTCACGTCAACGCAGTCTACCAGTTATCTGGGACAGTATAGGTTCCGCGGCAATGAAGGGAAGAAATTCGAGATGTCCAACGGAGGAAGTGCAGTACCGAAAACGGTGGAGGGTCGGGCTGGCATTGCCAATACGTTCACTCACGAGGTTGGTCATCGTCTGGATAATACTACGTTGGCTGACATGGCTGCGCAACCGATAATAGACGAAGTGCAGCGTAGTGGGTACGTTGCTGGTATGACAAGACCAGTCAAGAGAATGGCTATAGGCAATGACAGGGCGCAAGACGGACTGTTGTCGTGGACAAATGCTGGGTCAGGTCGCAATGGACAGTTCTTTGCAAGCACTACATCACCTGACCTTGAGGACTGGCGCAAGGCTGTCAGCGAGTCTGATGCTCTCAAGACGTTGACTGACATGCACCACAATCCTCTGAAGCATGTTAAGAAGGAGAAGCGACCTCCAGTGGAGTGGAGAGGAGATGACATGACCTTGCATGAGGTGGAGTTTGTTAAATGGCGACCAGACCCTGCCTATATTCACTATTTGCGCGATGCTGCCGAGACATTTGCAAGGTCTTATAATCAATATGTGGCGACACGTTCAGGTAATGCAGAGATGTTGAAGCAGTTGTATGCAGTTGCTGGTAAGGATGCGCAGGGAGGGTATGCAACCCAATGGACTGCGAAGGAATTTGAACCAATTGCCAAGACATTCGATGAGTTGTTCGAGAAGATTGGCTGGGTGGAGAAGGCAAGCTGATGTCTCCTATATTTGACGAGAGTGGACAGCAACTGCCTGATGAGGCATATGTGGCGTACATGATTCAAGCATGGGGCTACAGTGAGGGCAAGGCACGAGAATTGATTGCCATTGAAAACGGGCTACCGGATGCAGGGAGTCTTTTCCCGATACCTGAGACAGAGGATGAGGAATAGCATGGCAACTGAGAGCGTTACTTTCAAGGGTGACGAGAAGGTACTCAACCGACTGAAGAAGGCAGGAGATAACAAGAGGCTCCGTGCTGCCGTGACTGCAGCAGCCATTCATGTCAAGGGCAAGGTCGCTATCTATCCTCCACGAAAGCTCGGGCGTGCTGGCAACTTCGTGAGTGCCAGACAGAAGCGGCAATTCGCTGGCATGGTACAAATGGGATACCGTGATTTCCCTTATAAACGTGGCATCTCAGGAAGGTCAGAACGCCATGGTCAGTCATGGACATACACCACTGCTAGTTCAGGGCTATCGGCTACCGTTGGAAGCGACACATCATATGGAAAGCTGCTCCAATCTCCCAAGCATCAGACTGAGTTCCATCGAGCAGGTGGCTGGAAGACCATTGAAGAAGTTATGAAGGAAGAGCAACCGAAAGTCCTAGCGTTTTTTAAGGCTGAACTTGACAGGGCTTTGAGTTCATGAGGGCTGGACAAAGTGACCAGAGCTATCATTTCATACAATATCAGTCTCGGTGGCTGGACTATTACAGTCCCAGAAGTTGTCGGAGAGGACTCATCAGTCTTGACAGGTCTCGTAACTATCTGGGCAACAGCGAGTGAGGCTCTTGACTTTGCGTTGGAAGAATATGGTACTGTAACTCTGGGCGCAGGGACAGAATTGAACAGTAGGAATAATGGTACAATAGAGTAACATGCCATACCCTAACGAACACGCTGCGCGGATACTCCATCCGAACGATTTTGTACCTGATTCATTTGCGTCTTGGGCATTATCAGGTGGAGTGCGTATCATTCTGGGGAAGCTAAAAGGTGAGAACAATACAACTGTCCAAGCCTACCGGTTTCCGGTGAGAGTATTTACCGAGGAACAGGCGAAGGAATGGTTGCAAGAACATGATATTGAGTACATAGCATTTGAACCAGCGACTGGTTCAGAGGAGGCATCTGTGGAGCCTGAAAACAAGGCGGTATCCGATTGGCGAGTGGGTGCATCGAGAGACCTGCCCATACATGAGCGCAGGGAATGGAATGCCAGCTTTGCCAAGAAGCGTATATTCCAATGGGCTGGCTTTGACGATGGTGAAC